TGTTGGACAACTGCCACCATTCAAAGCAGAAGCATTCATAGAAAGGCTTAAAGACCAATTTAGAAAAAGAAAGACAGCTAGCAATCGTGGCAGCACAGGGGCCAATATGGTTGAGGAAAGGTGGCAACCACCAGCCCAAGATGAAGACTATTGGGTTCCAGTTAGGCCAAATGCAAATAGTAGAATTGAAACGCTTCCAGGGGCTCAAAACCTTGGAGAAATCGATGATGCAATATATTTTAGAAATAAACTTTTTGTGTCACTCAACTTTCCAAAAAATTACTTTAGCAGCGAAGATGTCAATGCAACAAGAATAAGTCTATCTTCACAAGATGTCAAATTCGCAAGGATGATAGAACGATTACAATCAAATTTTGAAGATGGCATTCTTGACTTATGCGAAAGACATCTTGAAATGCGTGGTTTTCCACAAGATATGTACAAAGACCTAAAAATAAGAATGACCCCACCATCAGACTGGAGAGAACTATCTCGTGCCGAAGTCAATAATGCAAGACTTACAAGTGCAGGAACATTAAAGTCTGGAATTCTTATGAGTGACTTTGACATATATACAAAAATACTAAAGTATTCCGAAGATGAAACATCTACAATGCTCGGAAGACTAAAACTTCAAAAACTTGAAGATCTTAAACTTCAAATTATGGCACAGAACCCACAACTACTTGGTGTTGGAGTTCCGTCTCAAGATGATCAAGATTCGGAAATTGGAGTGCAACCTGGAGGCCCTACACCTGAAATAAGCAACACAGAAGCTGAACCACCACAACCAGAAGGCGATGACGCAGGCACTGAAGAAGAACCTGAAGAAAAAATAGGTTCAGCAACTGATGAAATACCAAAAGCAAATAGTGAAGACTTAAAGAAATATAACTTTGAAATAAAAGGATACGGAATCGAACAAGATCATGAAGATCGTGACGATAGTACAATGAGTTAATATGATAGATATATCACAGCTTGTTCATATGGCGTTTAGAAACAAACATCTTCAATCTAATTCAAGTATTGGAGGATGTTATCATTGCGTCAATGTTTTCAATGCTTCTGATGTTAAATACTACACGGACAATGGAGAAACAGCATTGTGCCCAAAATGCATGATTGACTGTGTAGTTTTCGATTCAACAGGATACACCATAACTACTGAAAATATGCAAAAGGCAAAAAACTATTGGTTTTAAGTAATTGAAAAAAAATGTTAAAATTAGAAACTATAAAATCAAATATAACATTTATTGTACCTTCGATTGGTAGAATGACTTTATCTAATTCCATAGAATCTTTAATCAAACAAACAAATCCCAATTGGAAATGCATAATAATATTTGATGGTGTTGAAAAAATCACTTTTAAAGATCACAGAATCAGAACTATAAAGATAAAAAAAACTGGAACTCGTTTAGCTAATGGCCAAGCAGGGCTAGTTAGAAATGAAGGAATAAAATTAGTTAGAACAGAATGGATTGGTTTTTTAGATGACGATGATACTGTACAGCCGAATTATGTTAACGATTTATTTAAAAAATATTCAAATAATGATTTTATGGTTTGGAGAATGCGATATTCACACGGATTGATCATCCCTGCACCAGGAAGTAAAGATCTTATTTTTGGCAATGTTGGAATATCATTTTGCTATAAAAATAAATTTAAAAACCTCTTATTTGATTGCAATAGAGATGGTGAAGATTATGATTTCTTACAAAAACTTTTGTCTTTGAGTCAAAATTATAAAATAACAGAAGAGTCATATTATAATGTGAGAGGTTAATATGACGCTAAACGATATAACAAAATCAATATATGTTTTAAATTTAAAAAAAAGAGAAAATAAAAAGAAACATATATTAAATGAATTAGCTAAAATAAATTGCATTGACTTTAATTTGTTTGAAGCAGTCGATGGAAGCACCATTCCAAATCCCACATCATTAAGTGCAGGAAACTATGGTTTACTTAACACTTACTTGAGGATATATGAAGATTTCTTAAAAAATAAAACAAACAATATCATGATGATAGAAGATGATTGTGTTTTTTTAGATAATTTCAATGATAATCTAAAATTATACATAGAAAATATACCAGATGATTGGGAAATTTTGTATTTTGGAGCAAATCACAGAACTCATGAAGGCCTACCACCACCTTATAAAATCAATGAATATGTAATTAAACTCCGATCTTCTTACACAACACATTGTTTAATTTTAAAAGATTATGTTTTTGCAGAATTAATTGAAAATTTAAAAATTTCACCATCAATAGTTGATGTTATGATGTGCAAATTACAAGAAAAATACAACACCTATAGCACAATTAGAAACATAACTTTTCAATTGCCTAGTTTTTCTGATATTGAAAATAAATATTGCGATTACAATTGGCTGATAAAATAACTAACCAATTATGTAGGCATGTCTGAATGATTGGGAGCTACCTCAGAGTCATTATTTCCCTTGCTAAGTCCTGTCTTAGCAGCAGTCCTAAGATTTGACATAAATGCATCATCATTAAGCTGATCCATGTTTGCTTTACTAAGTTCATCTTGGACTGCAGAACCTTCTGCACCTAAGAACGCAATTAATCTTTTTATAAACGACGAATCTTCAGCAATTGCTATTCTGACAGCCTTAAGTAAGTGAGCAAGAGTGTTTCCACGTACCTTACTCATTCCTTTTCCAACTATTTTTTGCCCAAGGTCTGTCGCAACACTCTCTGAGAATTCTTGAAATGTTTTCATATGATTTATCTATATGAGCTCAGTAAACTTTCATATGTAAATCTTAAAATATTCATTTTATTATAAAAATATTTAATACAGACAATATATAGGATAATGAAGGCAACGAATATCGTGCCAAATCAATTACAACCTATAGGCACAGGGAGTTGATGTATATGAAAAGAAAACTTATATCTTTCGAAGCGTTTAAGATTTTACAAGAAAGTTCCCTCAGCAGAGTTGAGGAAGAACTCATATTGGCAGAAGACCTGCTAAGCAAAACTTTAGGAATCGATGTAGAACTTCATTGCTTTGGCGAAAGCGATGCAACCTATAAAACCAATGACGACAACTACATTCATGCGGTTTATAAAATTGAAGACGACAAAGTCATCTTTGAAAACATCAAAGAACTTGTTATCGATGAAGAATCGTCTAAAAGACAAGCTAGAAAAACTATTTCTGAGATGGTAGACGCAATCATCGAAGGAAAAGATGATTTTGCAGACAATAAATTTGACGAGTACTTCTCTATGCCATCTGTTAAAAGACAAATAAACGAAAGCATAAAATTTAAAGTTTCTGTATCTAAACCAACTGGTAAAAGAAGCCGTCTTTTCCATAAAAAACAATCAAGAACTCTTGTTGCTAAACGTGTCCGTGCAAGGAGAATGAGTCAAAAACGTCTTTCCAAAGGCGCAAAAATGGCAAATAAGAGAAAGCGAAATACCGCTGCTAAGAAACTTGGTTCTACGAAGAACCCAAGATGGAGAACATATGTTCGTGCTGTAAAAAATATGAAAGAATGGGCAGCACTTGCAGATAATGTTATGGGATATGTTGAATACAAAGAATACGGCCCAATGCTAACCGAATCAGTTGTACAACCTGACAAAAATGGCAATATCGTAGCAATTGCTATCCCTAGCATGAACAAAAGAAACGAAGGCAAGATACTAAGTTTCCAATGGAAAACCATTGATACAGATCTAAAAGTCTTACGTGGTAAAGCAAAATCAATCAACGAAGATCAAGGATTTGTTAAAGCTGTTGCCGAAATCAAAAGGCATAACAATACCTCTAATAACTCAGCATTAGAAGAAGCTTTAGAAAATATGGTTTCTAGATTTTCCAATATAATTTATCTTACTCAAGATGAGTTGACTGCAATGGTTGGCGAAGCCTTAGAAACAGCAAATGTACGAAACTATGACGACAGTACATGCCAATTCATCGCAGAAGCTATTCTTAGAACTGCTCATAATGCATATGCTGATAGCGTTAGAAAAATTGGCAAGGCTGCTGGTGTTAAAGGTGACATCACATCCGAATGCAGAGACTGCGAAGATTCTTATAGGGAATTTCAAGATGTTGCAGAAAAACTCTACAGACATCTAGATGAAAGCGAAAATATCGACCTTAAGGTATTTTCAGACCTTTATAAGGCTCTTCATGAAATGCACAAAGTTGCATCTGAAATTGGAGACGAAGCAGTTAAGATCGAAACCGCAAGCATGATGTCAGATTGCGAAGCAGTTCTTAGCAAAACAGAAATTCCAAGCCTTGATCTTGCTGAATCAATCGCAGAATATATCAGCGATATGGTTGAAGCGAACTTAGAGAATTCTGGCGAATGGAAAGATTCTGATGTACACATATCTGCAACTGGCGAACATCCTATGTCTGCTTGGAATGCAAAACAATCAGATGCAACCCCATCCAAATTCAACGGAAGAGACGAATACGGAGTTGATCGAGCACCAGTAAGTGATGGAAAAGATTTTGGTGGCGAAGATGAACTTCAAAACAATGCATTTGGTAATGATAGTAGCGACCACACTTGGCCATCGCTTTCAAACCCATATATCCCAGAACCTTTTAACTTCACTATGAAGGGCGAAAAGGGCGTTGATAAAGACAATGATGAAATTGGAACATTCCAGTCCAATGACACTTGGCCTAATCTGCAGAATCCATTACACCCAAAGGCCCAAATCGCCCCCCCAGTCGAATAAGGAGGATGTGTGAACGAAAGTAAAATGCTTCTTGTGGATTGCTGCAATAATGGCGGATTTGTTCTTAGCCTTAATGAGTCAACAGAAAAAGGACTCATTAAGTTTAGGGGAAAATTTCAAGAAGCCTGCGCTGTAAACATGAATAAAAGAATGTACCCATATGAAGTACTTGACGCAAATGTAAAAAAACTTTTACCTATAATTGATTCTCGTGGCTTAGTCGGAGAACTTGATCATCCCACAGATTCAATTATTCATTTCGAAAAAGCTTCACATGTCATCACTAAGTTGTGGTGGGATGGAAACAACTTGATGGGAGAAGGGGAAATTCTGAACACACCACACGGAAGAATCCTCAAAGCTCTTATTAATGACGGAGTTAGAGTCGGTATCTCTAGCCGTGGTGTGGGCAATGGTAAGGTTGATGAGAACGGTATTCTGGTTATTGGCGAAAGCTACAAGCTTTTGACATTTGATGCAGTTGCCGATCCAAGTACGAAAGCCGCCTTCCAGGAGAAGGTTGTAAACAAGCAAGAAAGTTACACTCCAGTAAATAATTCAATGGAAACAACTATTAAAAATGAAAATAGAAGCATACATAGAATTAGCAAAGAAGCGTTAATTGCTTGCTTGGGCGGAATAATCCAAGATCAAACAAATGAGATTAAGAAAAAAATTGTTTGATTATTTGTAACAATGAAACACTAAAGAAGTGAGGTAGACTGTGCAAAAGATAATGGAAGCAATCAAGAAACTCCTGCCAGAATCAGATGTAAAGGAAGTTGCTTCGACCATCAATGAGATGCTCGAACAATCCAAACTAGATTTTGAAAAGGAATATAACGAAAAGCTCGAAGAAGCATACACGGAACTTTCTGACGAACTCAAGAAAGCTGAAACTGTTGCAGAAAGCGGCTATGAAGAAGCATATGAAATCATTGCTGACTTACGCAATCGATTAGATATTCAAGGGGAAGAATACAAGGGTGCACTTGAAGAAGGCTATGAAGAAGCCTATCAAATGCTCAAAAACGAAAGGTCAAAGAACGGCAACCTTGAAGTTGAACTATACGAAGAGTACGACAAAAAGCTTCACGAAATGAAAGAATACATTGTCGACAAAGTCGATCAATTCCTTCAAGTCAAAGGCCAAGAAATCTACGAACAAGCTCGCAAAGATATTACTTCCGACCCACGTCTTTCAGAAAACAAAGTTGTTCTAGACAAAATTGTAGACCTTACCAGTCAATATATGTCTGATGATGAATTCAATAATGTATCTACCGAAAAACTCGAAGAAGTCAACAAACATGTTGGTGAACTCAAAGGACAGCTTCGAATTATGGAAGCCAGAAATATTAGGCTTTCTACCGACAATACCAAACTTAATGAAAACTTCCGCCATGCTAACAATTTGATCACTGAGCAAAAAAGGGCGGTCGAGTCTAGAAGGAAATCTGAAGTGATCACAGAACAGAGAGCAAGAACAGAAAGATCACAGAATGTAATGGGGAGAGGCAATAAGATTGTTGATAAAGAAATTGTTATCTCGGAAAACGATAATAGTGTCAGCAATCCAGACTTAGAACAAATCTTGATTCTTTCTGGAGTCAAGAAAATTCAATAAAGCTATTTCTAACTAGAAAGGTATAAATATGAACGCTAACGCACGCTTCCTTAACGAAGCAAAAGAGTTAGAAGGACGCTGGGCAAAGACTGGTCTCCTCTCAGGTATTGAGGATCGTTACACTCGTGCTGCCACTGCAGTTCTTCTCGAAAATCAACGTCTTATCAATGAAGTGTCTACCGACACTGCTGATATTGCTCAATTCAAGCGAATCAGTATCCCATTGGTACGCCGTATTTACCCACAGCTGATCGCAAATAAGATCGTGTCTGTGCAACCATTGCTCGGGCCAACCGGCTTGGTTTATTATCTCCGATTCCGCTACAGCTCCAACAAAGGTGCAACTCGTGGTGCTGACAATAATGGTGGATTCCCAGGTGATGATGCAAACAGCTTAATGCAAAAAGCTGATGGTACTGCTAACCTTGATATCTTCTATTCTCATCAGTTTGTACAAAATGAGACCAGAACTGATGCAGGTGGCGATACTACCTCTAGCTTTACTGTAGAACGAACTCCAATCTTACCAGGTACAGTAACTGGAACCGTTTATGACGGTTCAACACCTGTTTACACATTTGTTGTAGCTTCTTCTGGATCATTCACCTTTACCGCAATTGGATCTCCAAGCCCAACCGTAAATGGTGGCAACCTTAATGTTACTACTGGCGTGCTTACCTTAACTTGGTCGGCTGATCCAGGCGCAAATAGTATCGTTATGAGTTACGAGTCAAATCTTGAATGTAATCAAGACATTCCTGAAATTAACCTCGTTATTGAATCCGAAGACATCAGTGCCAAGACCCGAAAACTCAAGGCAGTATGGAGCTACGAAGCTCAGCAAGATCTTCGATCCCAACACAACTTGGACGCTGAGGCCGAACTGACAGCTGTTTTAGCTCAAGAAATTAACCTTGAAATCGACCGTGAAGTTCTACAAGATCTGCGCACAAACGCAGGCACTGTAACTGCATGGGACTTCAACACGAGCTTAGGTGACACGATCAAAGAAAAATACGAATCACTCTATGTGAAAGTCGTTGAAATCTCCTCCGTCATCCATCGTAAGACCCTTCGTGGTGGCGCTAACTTCATCGTGACATCACCTGAAGTCGCTTCAATCTTCGAAACCGCA